TGGGGATATGAAAATGTATTAGATACAGTGGATTTCATGTGTTATCAAAGTGCATATAAAATGGTAGATAAACATTATGATGTAGTAGTATGTGATGAAATACATTTAGGATTATCCCCTAAATATCGTAAATTCTTTGATAATAATGAATATGATAGATTATTATGTATGACTGCTACATTACCAGAGGAATATGAATATTGTGAATTTTTAGCAGAAATAGCGCCACCAATTTTTGAAATTACATTAGATGAATGTGTAGAATTAGGATTGGTAGCTCCTTATAACATTATATGTAAAGGATTAGAATTAACATATATTGAACGTACTGAGTACAAAAAAATAAATAATAGATTTGTTTATTGGAAAGGTCAATTAGGGCAGTTTGATGCTTGGGAAAATGCTAAATATATAATGGGTAATATATCTGCAACACCTCAAGAAAAAAAAGCTGCTACACAATTCTACAGAGCTATAAGAGAACGAAAAAAAATTATAGACTTTGCAGAAAATAAGATAGAAGTATTTAAAGATATAGTATTAAATAATTCAGATAAAAGAATACTTGCATTTGGAGGTGCTAATGAATTTACTGATATGTTAACAGATTCAGTAATACCATTGGCTCAAGCATATCATTCTAAAAAAACTAAGAAGCAAAAAGAAACAGCTTTAGAAAATTTTAAAAATGGTATGATAAATGTATTATGTTCAACTAAAGCTTTGAATCAAGGATTTGATGTACCTGATGCCAATATGGGTATTGTATGTGGATTAACTAGTAAAGCATTGCCCATGATACAAAGAATTGGTAGACTTATTAGATTTCAAGAAGATAAAATAGGTGAAATTATAATATTATATATTAAAAATAGCCAAGAAGAAAAATGGTTAAAGAATGCAGTTAAGAATTTAAATAACGTAAAATTTGAGGAATCATGAAAATAGAAATAGATTTAGAACTCTTAGAAGAGTTAGATTTAAGGCCTAATGAGTATATAGCTTTACATTGTAAACATAAAGGAATTGATATAAGTGAAAAATTTAATGAACATATTCCTTGGGGTTATTTAATGAAAGAAGGTTGGTTAGAAGAAGGTTGGGAATTAAGTTCTAAATGGTTAGATTTATTTGCTTCAGATTATAATGATTTGTTTAAAGAATTACTTGATGTTTATCCAGCTATTGTATATTCACCTAACAGAAGTAAGCGGGTGCTGCATGCTAAAGACCCAGCCGCTTATACTAACATGAAAGCTAAAGACAGATATCGTAAGATCACTGGCGAGAAAGTAGCTGTACATAAAGAAATTATTAGATTATTAAAAGTACAGTTAGAAACAGACAAGGATAGTCTAGGTTATATGCAGAACCTAGAAACTTGGCTTAACAATCATACTTGGGAGAAGTATGTGGATATTAACTTAGAAGAAGAGAATGATGGAAGAATTACAAGATCCCTTTAAAGGATTTCAAAAAATTGGTAAAGCAGTAAAACAATCATTAACAGTTGTTAGAAATGCTATGTTAGGTAATAGAGATGTTATACCTACAAAATGGCCCAGATTAAATCATAATTTATTAGGTGGATTACAACCTGGTAAATTATATGTTATTGCGGGAAGGCCTGGTGTAGGTAAATCAGCATTTAGTAATCAATTAGTATTTGATATATTAGATGTTAATACTAAACGCCCTATTATTGTATTATATTGGACATTTGAAATGCCTGGATATCAGCAAATAATGAGAAGTGCTGCTAAAGATATGCAAAAGAAATTAGGAGAATTATATTCATTAGATAAACCTTTATCACAAGATGATTTTGATAAATATGCAGCTAATGCTGTTAGATATAATAAGTATGAGATATATTTTAATAATCATCCTAAAAGTATGGAGTCTATAATAAACTCTAATGAGCGTATATTTATAGCGTATCCAGATAAAACTATTATTAATGTATTTGATCATTCTAGATTAATATCTGGTAAAGCAGAAACAGAGTTACAAAGATTAAATATAGTATCTAAAGGATGCATGCATATGCAATCTAAAATGGGAACTATAAACATTTTATTATCTCAGTTAAATAGAAATATAGAACAAGAGCATCGTGCAAAAAACCAATACCAACCATTACTGACAGATTTATTTGGGGGTGATAGTATTGGACAAGATGCTCATGTAGTTATGATACTTAATAGACCACATGATCTATATGGAATTACAGGTACTTATTGTGACGAAGATCCTATACAATTATTAGCATGTCATGTGGAAAAAAATAGAGACGGAATGTTAGGTATGATACCATATCAAGCAGAATTATCAACATTTACAATAAAAGAAAGAAAGAAATCATGAGTAAAAAAACAAGAGCAATTGAAATAGTTAAAAATTTAACAAGAACAATAAGTAAATTAAAAAAACCTGATCCTTTTAGAATGAGTGATAATGAAATGTTTCATATTTCTGCTGTTTCTAAAAGACAATTACAAACAAGAAAAAAAGAACTTATAAAAAAATATAATTTAAATGAAAGAGACTATACAGTTACCGAAGAAAAGGATTAAGGCATCCCGTAAATCGCCTAAAAACATGATAATATATGGTCCACCTAAAATTGGAAAGACTACTGTATTATCTGAATTAGAAAATTGTTTAATTATTGATTTAGAAGATGGTTCAGATATGGTTGATGCTTTAAAAGTTAAAGTAACTAACTTAGAAGAACTAACTGAAGTTGGTAAAGAAATAATGAAAAACAAGAGACCATATAAATATGTAGCAATTGATACTATTTCTAAATTAGAAGAGTGGTGTGAAGTAGAAGCTAAAGAACTTTATATGAAGACTCCTATGGGTAAAAACTTTAATCAGAAGTATCCTGGAATGTCAATACTATCATTGCCAAATGGCGGTGGCTACCTATATTTAAGGATAGCCTTTAAAAAATGGATAGATAAATTGAACAAACTAGCAGATCATGTGATTTTAGTTGGACACTTAAAGGATAAAGTAGTTGATAAGAAAGGAACGGAAGTGGTTGTAAAAGATCTTGACCTAACTGGAAAACTTAAACAAATTACTTGTGCAGGATCCGATGCAATTGGTTATATTAGCCGTGAAGAAGGTACGACTATAATTTCATTTGATTCCTTGCAAGATGTAACAGGTGGGACTAGATGCCCGCATTTAATAGGTAAGACCATGCCTATGAAATGGTCAGAAATATTTATTGATTAACTAAATTTTAAAAAAAATGATTGAAGGACAAGAACCAACTAATGGTGAAGTTGTAAAACAAGAGACACCAGCAAAAATTACCACATCTATGATCGTAGAGGATCTAGAGAATGGTATAGATAGACCTGGAATTCAAGAAAAATATGGATTAGAAAAATGGATGGTAACATTAATGTTTCAAGATCCTAGATTAAAAGGTAAAAAAGCTAAAAAAGTTAGAAAATTACCTTTTGAATTTGTAGATGATATGGAAGAAAATCCTAATCAAACTGAAATTCCTATAGAAGATGCAGTAGAAGTAGAATTTACAGAAGTTACTTCTTTTGATGATGAAGAAAATGAAATTAATAATTAAAAAAAATTAGAAATGATAGAAAGTAATGACAGCTCAAAAGAAGTATTGGGCACAATTAAATTATGGGCTGGTTTAACTAATATGGAAGTTAAAGCAGTTAATCCTACATTAGCAGAATTAAATGCTCTGGGGATAAATGCTAAACAAGAACCTAATTATAATGTAGAAATACAACCTGGTAGACCAGTTTTTAAAGTTGTATTTTGGGTAAGTAATCCGGATCTTACAACTAAAATAGAATTTTTATTAGAAAATGGGCCTAAAACAACTAGAGATGGTAATAAAACTCAATGGGTTAATAATTATGGTCAATTTATTTATGCTGAAGATCAGGAAGCTTTATCTCAGTGGGAGTGGTATAAAACTGATGGAGTTAGACCCGCATATCCTAATGAAGAGAAGTTAATTGGATTTATTAAAGCTTGGGCTAATGTTGCAAGTGGAGGTAAAGTTAATTTAGATACTATGG